GGAGCTTTAGAGTCTAATACTATTTTTGTGATTCGCAGTTCTACTTTTGCATCAACGTCGAAAGAACTAGCGGATGTCCCGTCAAACCCTCTGGCGATTGTCAGTACATCGTTTACTCGTGCCGTCACTTTTACTATTTCGAGCGTGCTTTCGTCTTCGTTAGCTAACGTGACATAGAAATATTCACCCGCACCTGGATTAGGAAACAACGCGCCTGTACCAGTTGCTACAGTCATAGAAGTAGCAGTGCTAGTTATACCTGAAGCTAACGTAGAAGCCGCATTGTTCGAATACAAAACTGTCATCTATGCCACCTTTAAATAGCTTATTTCGGACGTGTCAATATTGTTAATCTCTACCTTTGCTTGCACGCCGTTTTGAATTACAACTTTAGCTACAACTTGCAAGCCATTTTGAATTTCAACCGCAGCCACAACTTGGCGCGCTTGTACCTGGAAGCCATTCTGGATTGTAAATTTAGCTGCAGATTGCAAGCCATTTTGAATTTCAACCGCAGCCACAACTTGGCGCGTTTCTACTACGGCCGAAATTTTCCCGTAATAGATTAAAAGATAAACTGATAAATCAGCGCTTACCTGCTGTGAAGATGCGAGCTCACCGCCTAGTGAAACAGTTAAATCAATTTCTGCTGACGTTGCGCTTGTAGAAACACTATTTGCAGCTATGTTTTTAGTTATGTCTAACGCGGCCGTTGCAGCAATAGGTCCTAATATAGCGACCCCTAGATCTGCACTGATTTTTATATTTCCAGCGGCAGACAACTGTGTGTTTATAGTTGCACTTAATTTAGCAAGCTTTTCCAGATCGCCATCCGCTACTGTGACGGACGCATCTAAAGTTGCATCGAGGGGGATTTCTTTAAGAAGCGCGGCATCTGTTGTCGTTGTTATCTGAGCGTTAGCCGTAACTGGCTTTTGTATATAAGCGTCTGCCGAAACTGACACAGGGCCTAAAACTGCAGAACCTAAGAAGCTGCTTATCTGTAAACCGCCGCTAGCTAAACTTGTAAGTTCCGCTATTGTGGCGAGATTTACCCCCAACCCAACTTCGGCTGCTGTCAAAGCAATACAACTTGAAGAGCCACCGATAGAGATATCTAGAACTGGACTACCTGCCAATAAGCTAAGTACAGACGTAGCAGCGTTTAGCGGTGACTCTTTATTGAAAGTCGAATTGCTTGCCGAAGTTACTGACGCTACAGTCGCAGATAGAGCCTTAGAGATTTTTACAATACCGCTAGCTGTTACGTTTGCGTTGCCTGTCGCAGCAATAGGTAACAGCAAGTCTAAAGATGCAGCAGCATCAGTGGTAGCAACCGACTCGGCTGAGAAATTTACAGATATATGTGTGTCGGCTTGGCTAAGCGCTAACGCATTAACCTCAGCGCTTAGCACACTCTCAAGGACTAGTCCGCCTTGCGCAGAGCTTGAAACTGCAACAGCAGACCGAATATTTTTGAGTAAAACAACGCCCGATTGAGAAGCAGAGGATGAGCATTGAAGTTGTGAGCTAAGAGGCGTTATACCTTCTAAGCTACCGGAAAGAATGCCGGTAACTGCTAAGCCCCCTAAATCAGAAAGCCCATCTAAAGGTGTATCAACAACAGGGGCGCACTCTATAGTAGAGTGCGTGGAAACGTCACTCTCTAGAGAAGTATTGAGGTAAATGGCGCTAGAACTTGTTGCCTCAGCTAAAATAGCCGCTGCTAAGTTATCACTCTTATTTAGTGATGCTTGTGTAGCAGTTGAGGCATAACTGGAGCCAGTAAGCAGTGCGAATTTTTCTACGGTTGCGGAAACTGCGCTGCTTACTACTATTGAACCCGCAAGAGCAATGGCCCCTGCAATCCTGCCGTTGAAAAGTACCTGATTAAATAGCGCCCTGTTCAACATTACAGTCCGGTCCTTTTGCTAGGCGAATTGTTAAGCGAACGTCACCGCTAGAGAGCCTGCAGGGAAACTAACCGTATCGCCTTGGTTGATCGTTTTGTTGATCGACAAAGACCCGTGGAACAATAAGTTTCCACCGCTTGAAGCATCATGAACGCCAAACGCTACAACTTCTCCCCATGAGCTTGTTGGCTCTGGGAAAGTAATTACTGTGTTGTTGCTGGTTGCGCCGCCAGTGCCGCTTGACGAAGTAGTACTACCTGCTGATTGAGTGCCAGCCCACGCCGTTAACGCAGAAGTCACTGCCACACGCGCATACGCACTGCCGGTCAACTCTGTACCGCCACCCGTGTCGTTAGGGGCAGCTGAGAACAAGGACACATAAAGCGTAGAAGTTGTAGGGGCTGATTGACCACGAAAAAGCTGATCAATCAAAGAATTTTCTAGGTAATCTGACATTGCTGACATAGGTTGCCTCCGCTAAGCGAAATCTTCACGAACATAAAATTTAAGTTTTTCGTACACTGTCTGCAGACTTCCGTTGAAGCTTATTTCTATCTCACCTTCATAAGGACCCGCAGGGACATTTAGAGCTCCACCGGAAAAGTCAAACCGGACTTGTCCATCTGTGCCATCATTTTCATTAGTACAGGCAAGCGTAGAAAGCACCACTGTGCTACCGACAGCGCGAAAATACACATTAACCACCGTATCTTCGTGGGATACATCGATTACGGCCCCGTCAGTGGGGTCTGTAAGAGTTAGCTTGATTGAAGGTAAAGTATCACCTTGAACGAGTTTAATTTTTTCAGCCATAGCAGCACCCAGTATTAATTATATTAGTATAGCTAATATAATTCCACAAATAAATTAACCGGCTATCAGTAATTCACACACTTTTTTAGCTCGGTTTGGCGTCTGTTCTCTCGCCCATTTTGAGTCCATGAAGTTCTCTTTCGCTCCCTCCCAGTCGCCCTCCGCACAGCTAGCTAGCGCCATCTTAAATCCGGCCAGACCCGCCAAACCGATCTGAAACGCCATCGAGATCAACACTGTCCTGCGTCCTTCTGAGAGGGCCGAATACCAAGGGTCGTATGCCTTCTTTAACTCGGCTTCTACCCTGCTGATATCATTCTCTAAGAGGTATTTAGCCTCCTCGAGGCTGATTCCAGGGCCCTTACCTTTCTCGATAACCCGTCCGATGCCCAGAGTCAGCGCACCCTCTGTACAGTGGTAGGCGAACTGCTCGTACCCTTCCCACTCAATGAGCTTTTCTGCGGCTAAACTCATTTACCCTCTGCCCCCGTTGATTGACTCTGGCTAGCGCCGAAGTAGAAGCTTATAACCGCTGACACCGTGCCTCCGAGGTAGCCCAATACGAGTGACACGATAGTGTCTGAGTTAGCGTCTGGCGGCATCAGCGTTACCGTAAATATGTAAGCCAAGAACCCGACTACAGCAAGGATGCCTATGACTCTGGCAGTCCAATCTCCAGCAAAGTACTTACGGGCGTCCTGCTTGTCGGCAGTCTCAAGCTCAAACATGTCTACGCCTAGCTCTTCCATCTTGGCGGCGTATTTAAGTTCCGCTTCCTTGATGGCCGCTAGATCTTCGGGGGTGGCTTGCCTAAGTCGATCGTCAATTGCCTTCGCTGAAGGGTCACAGCCAAGTACCTCAGCTAAGACTCTCCCCGCTGTGGCACCGAGAGGACCGCCGAGTGTAGCGCCAAGCGTTGGTGCCAACCCGCCAACGATCCCTTTGATGGCATTAAACTTCATATCGCCACCGCTACCGCAAATGCGACCAGGATACCCACTGCCGCAACAGCTGCCTGCGGCTCAGTCATACGCATAACAGAAGTTTTGGCATTTTTGCCTAACATTTTTATGACGTTGGCGATTTTGGCTTTTATTGCGTCAATCATAGCTAGCTCCTAGAACTGGTTATAAATAGGAAGAACTCGTTCGTAATCACCTTGAATGAGTACTTGGTACAGCGTGTCAACGGTAGGGCCAAATACACTTACCGGTGGCTTCCCCCACTTGACATCCGTTTGGGCGCTAGTGAGAAGTGCCAAGGGTCCAAAGACTCCCGCGCTTCCATAAGCCGCTGCGAAATACTCGCCCCACTCCATATTGTCAGTTTTAAATATCGAAGCGTCTGCTTCGCGGAACGGGAGTATGGCTTTCATCGCGTATTTGGTTTTCTCTTTTAGCTCAAGAGAAAGCATCGCAAACGGGAGGACTGCTAAACCGAAGAGCGCCATGTGAGGAGCGAGATCTTGAGCGATTATCTGCCCGCCTGTTTTACCGGCTGCGCGGCCTTCTTGCTGCCGTGCTTTCATCTCACGCACTACACCACCTATGACAACTTGGCCGTAGGAGTAAGGAAACGATTTCAATTGCCAGAGAAGCGCATAACGCGGGTCGGATGCCCACATGGGTCGCTCTGCTGCATTTGGGCGGAGCATAGTGGACTCGACAAACTTCTGAAGCCCCTGCTTGACGGCGAGTCCTGAAGGCGTACTAAACCCTTTGCCCTCAGACACCCACTGCTTAACCACGTCAGCCTCTAGCCCAAGCTCATTTAAGTAACGACCCGAGCGGCTGTTGGGCGTGGTCGCATGCTTTACAATAAAGTTCTGCGCCATCTGCGCGGCGAAGACTCGTGTAAATTTAGTGAATAGGTTTAGTCCGGTATATTCAAAGAACTTGTTTGCCGCCGCGCGAGCCGTAGGAGTTAGATACTGCATATCCGACTCGCTCATGAATGCGTTAGCAAGAGAGTCATTGCCTATGACACCTATGTCCCGCGCGAACTCCCACCGCTCTTTAGGGTCTAAAATTGTAGCCGCGATTGTTTTGAAACCTTCAAACACACCTGAAAACTCTCGAGTGTTAATTACTGCAGCAGCCAGCTCAGGTATGGAGGATATTGTAGCCAAACTAAGAGTTGTAAAAATCTGAAGTGTTTGCGCCGCGCTCGATAGATTCTGCATATCCTCACTTAACGGAGGATAAAAACCTAGTGCCGCACCAAGTGCTTTCTTGGCTGTCGCTTGATCTTTTTTAGACAGCTTAACTAGCTCTGCAGTTAGCGTATTTTCGCCGGACTTAGTGGCTCTGTTCCATTCGACGCGTTTCACAAGACGTCTCACGTAAGAAATTAGTGCCACTTCCGCCGGCTTGGAGTATTTATCGAGTAGCTCGCGTCGAACCCCTTTGGTCAACTCAATAGATTCTTCTGCGGTATGTAAAGGGTCTAGGCCATCTATCAGCGCCTCGGTTACATTTTCAGACGCAGTTTGTGCATTGTTTATGGTTGCAACAATAACTTCTTTAACTTGTGACGCTGTTATATCGCCGCGTTCAGTAGCGATAGTCTCAGAAAATCCGTCTAGATCTGCTGAGATAGCGTCGAAGTCTAGTAGCACTGGGTAGAAATCTTCTCGAAAACCAACTGATGTACTCTCTTCTTGGGATACATACTCGTCATAGAAGCGTTTAAGAAATCCACGAATTTGCTGCGCTTGTTCTGACAGTTCGCTTGTTGGTTTATCGATCCTCGCCTCTTGCGCTGAATCCTTAAATTCTTGTGAAGTAAGATCGCCAAAAGTTTTTACTAATTGGCCCTCTATTTCATTTATCTTCAACGTAGATTTTTGAATGAAGCCAAGCCCTTTCTCACCGGAACGACCATAAATCATATTTGCTATTTTTACGCCGGCGCCGGTCTTAGCGCCGAGTCTCCTTACCACAGATTGCATGGGCGCAAAAATCTCCCACACTTTGTTAAGAATACTTTGCGTGTTTTTCTGAACCGCGGCAGTAGTGTTTTGATCAGATTTAGTAGGTAGTTTTGCCGCTCGATTAACGGCATCGTTAATCGCAGCGAGCTTCATTTCCGACTTCATTGAAGATGGTTTAGCTTTTGTTTTTTGTTTAGGCGCAGATTTCAAATCTGCATCTGCAGCAATTAACACTTCTCGATTACCATTACTGTCCATTGGTGAAATAACACCAGCCGCTTCCATTTGGTCAAACAGCTCAACGGTTTTATTATACCCAATGCGTAATTCCCTCTGAACGGAGGAAATTGTAGCGTTTCGAGATTTTGCTACAACAGCAACGGCTTGGTCGTATAGACCATCACCGTCGATACTAGACCCGCTAATTTCTGACGTTATGTCAGTAAAACCAAATATTTTGGCCCGCATAAGCGCAGGTGTTGCGGAAGGATCGATAGCCCTACGCTGCTTAACCGAAGGGTCCTGCTTGCGTATTATCGACTCCGAGATGAAGTCATCCACAGCTTGCGAATACTCTTGCCCGAAGCGTTTTCTGCTGTTCGTGCTTAATGAGTTCCACAGGGATTTTAAGCGTTCCGCGACTCTTGCGAAGAATCTATTAACTACTCCTTGGGATTTGATATTTTTTGTGGTCCACTTCGCTGTTTGGTCAGCTACCCACTCCTCGAAACCAAGATTGATGGCATCGCCTAGCGTAACGGTCGAACTACTCGCTACCTTGTCATAGAGCCCAGGAAATTGTGCGCGAGCCTTTTCATAGTCTCGCCAGAGCCGGCCCCTAAGCTCTGGGTCTTGCAAAGCAGTCTGCATCTCTTCGATGAACAGCGCATGACCAATTTCATGTCCCGCCGTCAACGTTAGCTCAAGCTCATTACCACCGAGCACTTCATCGTTGAGAATAACAATGTGTACCCCGTTGCCATCATTGCTGCGCAGGCGGTAATGTACACCGCCGGTTTTTTCATCAATGCTGTTTGCAATCTCTTGCAATACCGCGCCAACATCTTTGTCGCTGGTTAAGTCGAAAATGCCATCGCCCAGCGCTTTAAGCCTGCTGAGAGGCATAACAACTACCTTGCCCTTCAACTTCAGCTTCTTGAGTGCTTGGTTGATAGTGACCGACACCGCTTCAGGAATACCCCCCAAAGGATACTCTGCAAAAATTCTCTCGGGATCATCAAGAACAGCGGTGGTTTGCTTGGCATCTAAGACAAACTCAGGGTTTCCTGACGCAGATCTCTCTTCGCTATATCCCGTCTTTGGGGGCGGCTCTTCGTTGAGCAATCTAGTATTGGCACTATCAAGGTTTACTGCCTCGGGACCACCATCAAAAACCCCGTCTTGTTTTTCAGTGAATCCAGTAAAAGCATCAGATAGACCTGTTGTAGGAATAGTATCTTCGTCTTGAGTTAACCCAAATACAGCTTTTTCTCTGCGCCTGTCTTTAGCTCCTTCAGACGTAAACCCGCTGAACGAATCATCTTGTGCCCCTAACATTATTTCTTCTGTTCTAATGTTATCTTGTTTTACCTTTTCTAACCGAGCGGCATAAGCATCACGCCTGGTAGAAGTTGCGTCGGGTTCTCTCGCATCAAATTCAGCAAGAGCCCTTTTATTGAGTCTGTCTTCGGCTTCTGCCACGTCCTTCAATCTTTTTGCATTCTTT